AAGCTTTCTTAATGTATTGTGCTTTAGCACGGACATCATGACCCCATCTTTCGCAAAGTATTTCCAAATGTGTTGGAGTAAATGCAGCAATTCCATCAAGATTCTCAACCACAAAGACACAAAGTTCTTGTGCAAATGCTTCAATCGGACTTTTGCTAGCTTGAATTGCAATCTGTTTGTACTTAGTGTTGGGTGCAGGCTTTGACGGGTCAAAGTCCGTAATATCACGGTTGTAATACCAATTAAGCACTTTACCGAATCCTTGTTGTGATCTAGCCCAAAGCATTAAGCTTACCACTTTTGGGTGTGTTTCCAAGTTAGTTAAGCTTTCCGGTTTAAATATGGCTTCCCTTCTTGCACTATCGCCCATTCGTGTAATGTAAGGTTTATTTGACGTAAATATAAAGTTCATGAAGTTCTCAATGTTGTATTGAGCTCCATACTTATTATTGATTGCTATTTCACGTCCAGTAATCATGCTTTTTAACTGAGCCGAATGGTCTTCACGATCCGATGATGGTTCGTTAATCACAATCAGGATTTTATTTTTAAAGATACCGTTAAAATTGCCAAATAGTTCGTCCGGACCGATGATGATAGCTGGTCCATTTTCACCAAGTCCAAGCATTTCAGCAATGAATTCAGCAACAGCGGACTTTCCAATACCTTCCACATTACTAACGAATTGTGGTGTGGTGTTGTTTTTCCTGTGAGGAAATTGCACTACATTAGCTACCCAATCGTGCCAATAGTCGGCAAATGCTGGTTCATCCCTAAAAAAGTACGAACAGAATTCCAAGTATTCAGTCACATCGCCAATTACAGGTTCATGCAACCAGTTACTCAAATAGTTATAACATCCGTCAGGTGTAATCTTCAAACCTTGGTATTGGGGAAATACACCAACTTTACGGATGTCACACCGTTTTCGCCATTTCTTATACTCTTCAAGCAGTACATATTCCCTAGTCACTACCTTTGGTGGTTGATTCGGTCTAGTCTGTACTTGTGTAGACTGTAAGAACACATGTTGTGCCGAGTCTATCTTTGCTTTTTGGAAGCTCATGATATGACCATCATCTAACCTGATGACATCCCCATTGTACAAGGCGTATTTAGTGCTGAACTCATGAAGCCGAACGTCCAAACTATCTACACCATTCATCACAACAGAGGTGCTTGCCAAGACATCAGTCAAAGCTTTACCATCGTTCAAGTGATCATCAATTGCATATTTGGCACCTTTACCCGGTCCAAACCTTCCAACACGACACAAATGCACCTCAGCACCAAGACCTCGTAAAACTATGGCTAACTTAGTCTCAGCAAGTGCAACCTGATCATTAGGCTCACCATCATCCTTTGCACCATCGTAATCGAAAACAATATAGACCTTCCGATGCGTGACATTGAAATTGGTTTTCCTTTGCCATTGGATTTGCATTAAATCCTTGTGCAAGTGTAAACCATTTTTGTCAGTCCATGATGTAACACCGGCAAGCCCAATACAAACTTGCGTCAATTGGTTTGCCATTGCATGTTTAGTAATAGACCAAGTCTTAAATTCGCCTTCAGTAATTATGATAGGCACATCAACATTGGTAATGATAGATCGCCAATGAACTGTTGGTGGAAAATAGATATGACTGCCACTTGATCTAGCCTGAGAATATTTCATCTTAGACCGTGGCATCAGCAATCGGACCCTTACGAATCCGGTATCATTTCCATCTATATCAAAATACGGTATTTTTACCGCATGTTCGTATGTGTGACCAAGTAAGGATTTTGTAATCTCTTTTTCAAGAAACTGAAGACCAAGACTCTTTTCATCTTGTTCATCAAATTGTCGTTGTTTAAGAAAGTCATGGTATAATCCGATCGGTTGTGTTACATGAGACGAAAATCCCATTGATATGACCTTTCCTTTGTTTTCTTTGCAGTTGTCTTAAGGCCCTAGCTCTAACTAGGGCCTTTTTTTATGTTAGATTGCTACTAGTTCTTCGGCCAAATTAACGGCCATTTCTTTATAAGCTATTCCATCACCAAAAAATGCACGATCAATCCGCACATCTGAGGTTCTACCTTGATGATGATCGACATATTCTGTAACTGCATTAATTAAACCCCAAACAGTATCTTTAGCGGACTTAAGACTGCTACCTTTTCCAGCACCATTATATAAAGCCATTAGCTGTTGGCTAATACGCTTCGACACAATAGTTTCACCTTTATCGTTTTCGTATGAAGACACAGTTTGAAAGTACTTTTCAGCTTGTTCCTGTGTGACATGTGATTCAGTCCAGAATTCTAACCTTGTAAGGAATGATGACCATGAAGTTGCAGCCAAACCAAGTTCAGCCTTAACTTTATCATGATCAAATGTTGCACGGTGGTTAACACGAACAACGTTTTTAGATTTGCCTGATGTGGCTTCTTGCATTGCAAAACCTAAAGTGTTATTACATACCACACGAACAGATGTGAACATGGCCGTTGTTGCCATTGAACCATCACATGCTGTACCAAGTAATAAATAACCCTTGATTGTATCATCCATGACTTTAGCTTCTTTACCCATGGAAGCCAATGCCCAGTATTTTCTACCACCACGTAAAACTCCAGCTGTTTCAAGTTCGAAACCAGCTTTATCAGTAAGATCACGGTAAAACTCTAAAACTTCTTTTGGTTGTACAACATTGTAAGTCTTTGAAACCACTGTCAAAGCATTACCACTGTCGGAACGAACCAAGACTTTTTTACCGGGTACTTTATGTGTATCACCATTAAGACGGTACAAGGCATCATGTTCTTCGATGGTGAAGTCCATACCTGCAGCTTGTTGCCATTGCTCGATGCTTTGACCTGCTTGCATTTGTTGACCAAGTTTGTGCCAAGGCATATCGCCTTTGTATGCAATTGCTGAAAAACCTTTGGTTGAATCGATTTCGTGTGACATAGTGAATCCTTTTATATTCAGAAAGTTAAGTTAATGTGTTTCCACAAGGTTCATTATAACAACATCTGCACAAGTAAACACCTTTTTTAAAAATATATTCAAAATAATTAATAAATTTGTGCTTATTTATTAGATGTTTAGTATATAATGTCCTTGTGCAATGAATAGCACACCTTATTTTTATGAACTGAAAATAAAGGTATTCAATAACAAGTGGTTTGAAAATAAAAGTAAACAACTCAATAAACAAAGGATCAAGATGTCGTATCTTACACATAACGAAATTTTTGTAAACCCAAATGGGACAAGTCTTAAGGGCAATATTAAATGTGGCTATTACTTATTAGTCACTTTATTTGGCCAACCCCATAAAGCCGATGAATACAAGTCAGATGCTGGTTGGGATATTCTGTTTTTAGATGATGACAACCACAAAGAAATACGAGCCACAATCTACAATTGGAAAGATGGCTTTAATTACTGTGGTGCCAATGGTATTCAAACAGATAAAATCACCAATTGGCATGTTGGTGGTAACCACAGTTCAGTCGTAAATAGAATTCAAGAAGTTATTGATACATATATCCTTGATTGTCTTGAAAACACTATCACAAATTCTAACAAGCACTTTGAGGAAGCCTAATGGATTACATTAACATTGACAAAATACTGGATGTGGTTTTAGCAGTGCTTATTGGTATTGTTTTAGCCATTTGTTTAGTTTCATGGTGGAGTAATTAATATGTTACCAATTGACTGGCACAGACAAAGAATTAAAACAGGCATGAGTCCTTCAGCCGAAGCACTATTGTGTTTAATATCAGTGTATAAAGCAATGACAGTTATGGAATTAGTTGCATTGGCATTAAAAGAAGAAATTGCATCATCAGCAACTATTCACCGCAGCTTTATGTGGCTTCGTAAAAGTAAGTTCATTAGCATAGAGTTTCATGATGGTAATCAAAGAACTAAATATGTTATTGCAACTAAAAAAGGCGATAAATATATAGGGGTTGGAAAATGAATAACAATTTCATATACGAATACGACCAACACGAGGCTGATGAACTTCGTCTTCAAGACCAATTTGAACGTAAGCAACGGCAAAAATATGCTGCCCATCCTGATTGTAGGGATCCTGATCATCCCGGTTGTGATAGATGCAGTGAAAGTGATGATGACAATGACGACTAGAAAAGTAGCAATTCTTTGCCCATCATATGATGCCAAGGTTCATTGTAACTTTTGCATATCTATGGCTGAAATATTTAGATTGGGTTCGCATATTAAAAGTATGTCAATGCATCTAAATTTTCTTATGCATGAATCTATTATTGAACGTGCTAGAAATCATTTGCTGCAAGATGCTTATGATCAAGGCATGGATGATTTTGTGTTCATAGATACAGATCAGTCATTTGATCCTGCTGCATTTTTTGCTGTACTTGGTCATCAAGTTGATGTTGTAGGTATTCCTGTTCGCATGAAGGATAGTGAAGAACATTACAATATTAGACCTGAAGACATGAGTCAGCATACATATGATCCATGGCTTGGTTTATTGGAAGTCAAAAGCATTGGCACTGGATTTTTTCGTTTGTCTAGAAAAGCCGTCACATATTTAATGGATAACTCCATATCATATTTGGATGGCTTCACCACAAGAAAACGTATGTTCCAATGCGATGTATTTGACAATGGTTATGTGTCGGAAGATATTAACCTGTGTAATAAGCTAATCAATGGCGGATTTAAAGTCTACGCAGATATTAATCACACATGTGCTCATTACGGTGATGCAACATACACAGGTAATTTTGCTGACTGGTATAGGAAACAAGTATGAACTGTCCACATTGTGGTGCTTGGAGTTTTGTAAATTACACTAAAATGCCTAGACGCAGAAGAGAATGCGCTAATGGACACAGGTTTACCACACAGGAAATATGTATTGATGATCAATTAAAAGAAGCAAAACTAACACGAATGCAAGTAGCAAAACTATTTCAAAAACGTAACTTAAAGGAAAAATCAAATGATGTATGATAAAGTAAAAGAATTTAGACTTAAACTTAAACTGCCTGTATCAGATACACCGGCATTATTACAGCCAGAACACATGAGTTTTTATGCAAGATTTATCATGGAAGAATTAAGCGAACTTATGCGTGCACATGAAAAAGAAAACATGGTTGATGCTGCTGATGCAATCACTGATTTAATTTATGTTGCAATGGGTTGTGCTCATCATATGGGTTTACCATTAGAACAGATTTTTAATGTGGTTCATGATGCTAACATGCAAAAAACACCTGGTTCAACTAACCGTGGTGTACAACAAGATGCTCAAAAACCTGAAGGTTGGCAGGCACCTGAAGAAAAAATAAATAAAATTTTAAATAAATATTTGTTTACTTCCCATCAAACCATGGTATAATCCAACTGTTTACTACGGTAAACAACACTAAACTTTCTTAACTTTCTAAAACAGGAGTATTAAATGGCTAAAAACCTTAAAATAAAAGTAAACATTGTAAAACGTGAAGATGCAATCATTAAAATTGCACAGGATTTAATAGAATCAGAAGATGATTTGGAATCTTATGTTTGTGATTTACTAATTGGTGAAACACAACCAGTTACTAAATGGTCTGATCAGGATATCATCGACCATTATGAGTATGTTCACGGTGAAATAATCGAACTTAAGGATTAATCATCATGAATATATTTTTCTTACATCGTGTTCCTAACATTGCCGCACTTTACCATTGCGACAAACATGTAGTTAAAATGATTCTAGAATCAGGTCAACTACTTGCCACATGCCATCACGAATATGGCAATCCAGTTACATGGAAACCAACACATAAAAATCACCCTAGTGCTGTTTGGGTTCGTCAATCCAGACTACATTATGACTATGTTAATGCACTTGGTCGTTGTTTATCCAAGGAATTTTATCGTAGGTATGGTCATCATCATAAATCAAGTCAATTGTTTAATGGCGAATTAGCATATGCACCTAAGCCTATGTATTCAATGCCTTTAACATGGCAAGATCCTCCGCAATGTATGCCTGATGAATGTAAACACGAAGATGCTGTAACAGCTTATCAAACTTACTATCGGCATAAAAAGTCTATCATGTCCATGGTATGGTACAAAGGTCAAAATCATTTTACGCCACGTTTTATGGAGTCAGCAAATGTCTAATCAGCACAAATGGGATATGCGGTATCTTAATTTAGCTAAGTTAGTTTCAACTTGGTCTAAAGATCCATCTACAAAATGTGGTGCTGTTATTGTTAACCAGCACAATGAAATTATTAGTGTTGGGTTTAATGGTCTGCCTAAACTTGTCACTGATAACGAGGAAAGGTTGACAAATCGTGACATTAAGTTGAAAATGATAATTCATGCAGAAAGAAATGCTATTATTTTCGCTAAAAAAGATCTTAGGAATTGCACAATTTATACATATCCAATGATGGCTTGTAGTGAATGTGCAGCAATGATCATTCAGGCTGGATTTAGTCGCCATGTTTCCATGTTAAGCCCAAATAAGCATTGGCAAGATTCATGGAAAATTGCAGGCGAAATGTTTGATGAAGCTGGTATGGTTGTGGATATCTATACAAAGTCAGAATTGGAGAATGAAAATGTTGATTAATGAATTAATAGACCAAATTGTTGAAATTAAAATTAAACGTGACGAATGCACAGCATTAGATAAAGAACTTTCTAAAACACAAGCAATGTTAGAAGGTGATTTAATGAATTTAATGTCTACAGCAGGTACAACCAAAGCTGCTTCTGAAGCTGGTCATTCTGTTACAATGAAAAAAGTTGTTCATCCAACTATTATCGATTGGGATTTGTTTTATGATTATGTTACAAAGACTAAAAGCTTTGACTTATTGCATAAACGTTTAAGTTCTACAGCTTTCAGAGATCGCTGGGAAGCTAAGGAGGAAATACCCGGTTCCTCCTCTGCAGAAGTCTGGGGTATCACCGTTACTAAATCACGTAAATAAGGAATTAATATGTCTAAAAATCAAGTTGCATTATTCGAAAACGAATTGGAAAAAATGGCTCAAGCTTCTTTGGAGGCTGAAAAAGGTAGTGCAGGAATTACATTCCTTAGCACTAAAGGTGGCATACTAACTTACAAGGATAATCCTATTGCAGGTAATAGCCTTGAGGTTGTTGTTATTGCCTCACCTGTTGAAAGGCTTTACTATACAGCTCGTTACGATCCTACAAAGCCTGCAGGTCCTGTGTGTTTTGCCTTAGGTCAAACCATGACTGGTTTAAAGCCTAATGTTAACTCAGAGCAAAAACAGTCTGACACTTGTGCTAACTGCCCTAAAGATCAATGGGGTAGTTCAACAACAGGTGGTAAAGGTAAAGCTTGTGCTGAAAAACGTAGACTTTTAATCGTGACAGCAGATTCCATCGGTTCTATTGATGCAGTTAATATGGCTGAAGTTGCAGCATTACGAGCACCAGTGACCTCAGTAAAAGCATTTGCTGTTTATTTGCAAAAGATTGCTAATGCAGTTAAACGTCCACTTTCAGCAGTGGTTACTAAAATTAGTCTTGTGCCTGATCCAAAAACACAATTCAAACTTGAATTTGATTTTGTTCGTGCAATTGATGATGTTGAAATCATTAAAGCTTTAATCACTAGAGGTGAAAAAGAAATGACTAATGCAGTGGAAACTGCTGGTATTGATGATGGTGAAACCACAAATGCCGTTTCTCAGTCAACAAAGTATTAAGATGTCTGATCCTATCTTCCTAGACTTTGAAACGGAAGCAATCGGTCCTAGACCTAAATTTTACCCACCAAAACCTGTTGGTTTAGCGGTATTAGATAGGTCTGGACAATTTCAATCCGGTTATTTTGCATTTGCACATGACACAGGTAATAACTCTAGCTTTAAAGCAGTTAGAGATATTCTTGTGCAGATCTATGAAAGTGGTAGACATATTTGTTTTCATAATGCCATGTTTGATATGGCAGTTATTATGGAACATTTTGATCTACCATTTCTTAATCCTATGCGTGTTGAAGATACTTTGGTGTTAGCCTTTTTATATGATCCATATGTAAGAAGTTTAGCACTAAAAGAACTTTGTAAGGAATGGTTAGGTGTTCAACCAGAAGAACGTGATGAGCTATTTGAGTGGCTTATTGCTAATATTCCTGAAGTTAAAAAGAAACCTAAACAAGCTGGTGCATTTATTGCGCGTGGTCCTGCACAATTGGTTGGTAAATATGCAAATGCAGATGTAAGACTAACAGCATTGTTGTATGACTTTACACGTGAAGTACAAGCTACAATGTCCGATGCTTATATTCGTGAAATAACATTGATGCCAATTTTACTTGAAAATTCTAAACTTGGTGTTCGTGTTGATCGTGATGGAATGCTTGAATGTCAAACACAGTCATTACATGATATTGGATTATGCGAACAATGGCTTAATACATATTTCAATGTTTCAGAAATCAATTACAACTCAGGTCAGCAATTGGTTGATTTAATTCAAACCAAAGGTTGTTTTTATGATAATAAACGTTGGCCAAAGAGTGATAAAGGCACATTACTATCCGATAAAGAAACACTAAAAGACATGATTACCGATGAAGTTCTTGTAACTGTACTTCGGTATCGTGACTTATTGGTTAAACTTAATGGAACATATATTGAGCCATGGTTGGAACAGTCAGCATTTAATGGTAGGATTTACACTGAATGGAATACTGTTAGAGGTGAAGTTGGTGGCACAAGAACTGGTAGATTATCAGCCAAACCAACACTTCAGACTATGCCAACCAAGGAACCTCAGTCTAAACTACCGCCTGAATTGCAAAGTGTTGTATTACCTAGAGTTAGGAAATACATACTTCCAGATGAAGGTGATGTGGTTGTTTCAGTGGATTTCCAAGCACAGGAACTTAGACTATTTGCACACTTTGAGGATGGTAAATTAGCAGCACAGTACCGTAAAGACCCTAAAGCAGATCTACATGCATTTGCAGCAGGTATTATGTCTGAAAAAGCTGGTAGACCTATCATTAGGGATTATGCAAAGGTTATGTCATTTGGCATATTGTATGGTGCAGGGCCTAAAAAGATCAGTGAAATGCTAGGTATTCCATACCCTGAGGCAAAGAACTTAATTGACTTGTACAAGACTGAAGTTGCACCTGGTCTTGACAAGATCAATAATGATTTAACCAATAGGTATAGACTTCGTGCACCATTTACCACTATTGGTGGTAGATTGGTGAAAGGTGAACCACCTAAATTTATCAACGGCAAAATGATGGAATTCGGATTTAAGTCATTAAACACATTGATTCAAGGTTCCGGCGCTGATATGAATAAGAAAGCTATGATTGACTATTACAAAACAGCCAAAGATAGCAGACTTCTTTTATCATTACATGATGAACTAATCATTTCAGTCAGAGAAGAGCATGCAGAACGTGAAGCTGAAAACTTAGCTAATTGCATGCTTAATTGCTTTAAATTAGATGTCCCATTAATTGCTGAACCAAAAATCGGCCGTAACTTTGCAGAGATTAAATAATGCCATATCCTTATTCATATTCAGCAATCAAAATGTACGAAGAATGTCCATCTAAATACAAATTTAGTCGCATACTTCGATTACCACAACCATCAGGACCTGCAGCAGAACGTGGCACAATGATTCATGCAGAGATTGAAAATGCTATTAAAGGTGGATTAGATCTTTTGTCCGATGAGATTATGCATTTGGCTAATAGCATTAAAGTATGGAAAGAAAATGGTGCACAATCAGAGATGAAATTCTCTGTTGATAAACATTGGAATGCTATTCCTTATGATGACCCAATGTCAATGTTTCGTGGTGTAATTGATTTGTATCTTGAACATGAAGATAAAGCAGTTGTAATTGACTTTAAAACAGGTAAAGATAGAGATTATTCCGACCAGATACGTGTGTATTCAGCTGTTATTTTAGCAACTAAAACACATATATCAGAAGTAAAAAATATCATTGAGTTTATTGATCTTAAAAAGACTAAAGAATATCCTACAATTAAACGCGAAGACTTAAGTAGTCTTAAATCATTAATGGTTGGTAGAATTCTTGCGCCAGAAAAAGATAACATCTTTGCACCAAATCCAAATCAGTTTTGCAAATGGTGTCATTACCGTAAAGATAATGGAGGACCTTGCAAATGGTAAATGCACCTGCACCATCAAAAGATACTGCACTTTTTTTGGCAGAATATTATTGGAATAATAAGCAGCCTCAACGTAGTTGGGATTGGCTATTTGTTTGGGGGTTTTATGACCTATGGCTTTGGGAGTACTGGGATGACTAAAGACGAAGCATTACAAATGGCGCTTAAGTTTATTGAACGTGTCAACAAAGATGCGTGGATATTGGAAGACTTTGAACCGCAGATGTACGAAGCAATCACCGCTATCAAAGAAGCACTAGAAACAAAAGATGATCCTGTGGCGATAGTCATATCCGAATCAAGGGCAAACGTAACGCATTCTTGGTGGCATGAGCCTGCATTGCCTATTGGTACAAATCTCTACACATCACCACAATGCACATGGGTAGGACTGACAGAAGAAGATTTAAAACCAATATGTGATGAATGGCGTATTGTTTATGGCGCATGGATAAACGACTTTGCCAGAGACATTGAAGCCAAACTAAAGGAAAAGAACACATGAATAGAACTGTTTGCCCCAATGGGATGGTTGATACTTGTTGCGAAAACTACGATAACTGCACTCTTTCTTACTACGATAAAGATGCGGAAATCAAACGGCTCAATGAAAAGATTGAGTTTCTTGCCCGAACCAATATGCTATACAGCGATTGGGAGCATCGGGAAACGCAGGTGACTAGCGAATTAATTCGCAAAGGTATTGAAGAACACAAAATCAATATTGAGTTACGAGCAGAGATTGAAAGCCTTAAACAACGCACATGGGTAGGACTCACAGATGAGGATAAACAAAAATTAGCCACAGAGCAACACGATTGGGAAAGTTTATATTTTGCGGTTCAAGCCAAACTCAAGGAGAAGAACACATGATTGAAATAACACCAATCAATCGTAAAAGAACTAAACGTGTGACTATTGACGTTCCAACAGAAATTGACAGGATTCGTGATCGTCTTCAAGATGACTATGGCGTTAAGATGACTTATGTACAAGTGTTTAGATTCTTAATTCACTTTTACATGCAAAGAGCCAATGAGCCAAAAACAAGATGGAAAGGATTGTAATGCTTGAGAGACAACTTGAGCGTTTTTTCAGTCAAGAATGCAAAAGGCTTAATATTGCAACCATTAAATTGCATTTACGCTTTTCAACAGGATGGCCAGATCGTTTGATCATCTTAAACAAAAAAGTATGGTGGATAGAACTTAAAACTTTAACTGGTTCACTTAGTCCTAGACAACATGCAGTTCATGACACACTAAAAAGTCTAAACCACAAAGTACTTGTACTAAGAACAAAAGAGGAAATCACAAATGTATTGGAATCCGCATCCTTATCAAATGAAAGCAGTTCAGTTTCTAGTCGAAAACGGATCAGGTCAACTGTGGCTGGATCCAGGACTAGGAAAGACAAGTATAACATTACAGGCATTGAAGATCTTGAGGGCGGCAAAAGCAATTAACAAAGTGCTTATTCTTGCGCCATTAAGACCAACATATGCTGTTTGGCCTGAAGAAATCAATAAGTGGGATAACTTTAATGATTTAACTATTAGTATTTTGCATGGGCCAAATAAAGATCATCGACATGGTGATAAGTCTTTTATCCATGTTATTAATTTTGAAGGTCTACAATGGTTAGCTAAAAAGAATCATTTCCCATATGATGCTTTAATTGTTGATGAAATAAGCTATTTAAAAAATACTAGAACAGAACGGTTTAAAGCACTTTCACCAATGCTAAATAACTTTAAGCGTAGATTCGGTTTAACTGGTTCACCTGCACCAAACAGTCTAATGGATGTGTTTGGACCACAATTAGTTATTGACCGTGGTGCAACATTTGGTAAGTACATTACACATTTTAGAACAGCATATTTCCATCCAACTGGATACGGTGGCTATGAATGGGCGTTAAAGGTAAATGCCGATAAAGAAATATATGAAAAACTTGCAAATAAAGTTTTACGTATGAAAGCAGAAGACTATCTTGACATGCCTGAGCTAATTACAAATAAAGTCCATGTAACTTTACCTGCAAAAATAAAAGTTATGTATAAACAATTAGAAGATAAATTGCTATTGGATATTAATGACAATAAAGTTACAGCATCCACGGCTGCAGTTGCCGTCGGAAAATGTCAGCAAATAGCTAATGGTGCAATTTATCTAGATGGTGAAGATAAAGACATACAAATTTTACATGATGAAAAAATAAACGCAGTTTTAGAACTTATTGAAGGTATGAATGGCAAACCATGTTTAATTGGTTATCATTTTAGACATGATTTAATTAGATTACAAAAAGCTTTTCCTAATGCACCATTTATTGGATCAGGTATTACAGGAAAAGAAATGCAAACAATTATTGATGATTGGAATCAGGGTAAACATCCAGTTTTACTAGCACATCCGCAAAGTGCTGGTCACGGATTAAACCTACAAGGTTCTGGTCATGCAGTTATATGGTTTAGCAATACTTGGTCCTTGGAAATCTATGAACAGTTTATCCGACGTTTATGGCGCCAAGGACAGAGGAATAACATAATTGTTCATCAAGTTATTGCTAAAGATACTATTGATGAAGCTATCGTTGCAGCCACAAGCCGTAAAGATAAATCGCAACAAGCTTTGATGAATGCCATTAAAGACTATGCGAATAGAGAAACTATTTTAGAAATAAGTTAAGTAAACTGTTTACTTACATCAAAAACATGTTATAATTAAACTGTTTACTCAAGTAAACGCTTAACTTTCTAAACTTCAAAGGAACTAAAATGGTAATTACTACAAGATCAATCATAAAATCAGCTATGGCAATCGATGAATTAGCTTACACACTGGATAATATTTCCGCTGATGATAAAAAGAACATCGAAGATTATACAGATTCAGAAATCTTGCATGAAGCTAATTACGTTTTAAGTTTGTTTATTTCCCCACATGAATCACATTGGAATGCAGAAGATTTGCGTGGCGAAAATGGTTTAACCCAGCAAAAGTGGGCTAAAGCACAAGTTCGCAAACTTCAATCATTCATCAAAAAATATAGTTAAACAACTGCCCCTTCGGGGGTTCAAAGGAAACAATCATGAAACCCATAAGTCGACAACCTCGTGTTTATATTGCAAGTCCATTCTTTAATCCGTATGAAGTATCTATCATAGAACAAATTAAAGATGTACTAGCTAAAAATGCATTAACATTTTTCAGCCCTAAGGATGATATGTTATACAACCCGGACACAATGAAACCTGCTGATGTGTTAAAGGTTAACATTGATGCATTGTACTCAACTGATTTAACTGTTTGTGTCACCGATGGAAAAGATCCTGGTACATTATTTGAAGCAGGTTGGTGTTATGCTCAAGGTGTACCTATTATTTATGTGTGGCTAACCGGTAAAAAAGATCAAAAGTTTAATTTAGTCCTTGCTGCATCTGGTGCAGTTGTCCGCTCAATTAACCAATTGGATATAGCCATTAAAGAAATCAAGCAGTCAGGTGCATTTGAACTTAAAGTATGGGATGATAAGGAGATTAAGTATGAGTAAGACCAAACAAGAAGTCAGGGATGAAATCAATGAATTGTATGGCGCAATAATGGCATTAGGTACAGCTATGCAGCATATACATGACTTGCAGACAGAAAAAACAAAACAAATGTTTGCATTAAATCAAATGATTAAAGATATGAAAGATCATGATGAATGAACAGTATGAAAAGTTCTTCATGGATAGTTATACATTAGAGCACACAAAGCGGTACAGTATGAAACCTGTACTGCTACAAGAAAGTGTGGCAACACATAGTTATTTTGTGGCTTTAGCTGTATTACTACTCCGTAATGACTATAAGTTTGACGTGGATAAGGCAATTAAGATTGCTTTGTGCCATGACTTACCTGAGATGTATATATCTGATGTAAACCATATGGTCAAGAAGCAGTTTCCTAATGTTGCTAAAGCATTAAAAGAAGCTGAAGAACAAATTGCCAATGATATGCCATGGCATGTTTCAATGTGGATTAGGGAATATAACTCAGACACACCAGAAGCCTTGGCAGTACATTATGCTGATGCACTACAATGTAAGCAATATGCTGACAATGAAATTCAACTGGGGAACCAGGGATACATGACTGATGTGTACCGTAATAGTTGTAGAAGACTATACGAACTTGAGCAAAAACTTAAACCTTATAAGGTGGTTCCATGACAACGACAGATCAAATTTTACAACAGAGAGGCGCAATTTACGGTGATTTTTTTGAAGGGATAACATTGGAATCAAACGTTCTTAATGAAATATGTGTTAGGTATGAATCACATCATGGTGAATCATTACCTATGGAGTACTATTTATTCTTTTCAAAGATCGTTATGAAATTATCTAGGCTGGCCATCACACCAGACCATATAGATAGTTGGGTAGATATTGCAGGTTATGCAAGGTTAGTAGAAATTCATTTAACAACACTTCAAGGGGAAAATAATGCCAAAAGTCAACAAAGATCAGATGCCGAATCTACAGAAGATGCACACGGAGATCAAATTTCACAAGAAACCGGATCCGATAAACTTCATGAACCAACTAGAAAATATCAACGTAAAGATAGTGGGAGCACCATCGATACCTGAATTTAGAAAGATTATTGCAGTATTCTTAATGAATACATGGAATGATAAACTTCAGTACACATTTGCCGAAGAAGATATTGACCAAACTATTGATGAATTGTTTAGGTTTGAATTGCTACCAACTGCAATGGAAACCATTAATATTACATGGACAGTTAATGGCATGGATATGGTAGATACCACCCATTTAATTCGCCATAGACTATTTAGCTTTTCAGCTCAAGTCTGTAGTGATAGAGATATGCGTGATGACAATGTGATGGTTAAACCTTCAATCATGGCTAATAAGGATTTCTATGAACGTTACCAAAGCATTACTAATGCAGCTCGTGATCTTTATATGGATATGCTTGATAGCGGTGAAGTCCATGGCCTTGATGCTCGCACTATTATGCCTAGGAATTTTGAACATTTTTATATGGTTCGCTGTACTATTAAAGATCTTATGGGATACTGCATTATGCGTGGTGATGAACAAATCCAAACCACGGTAGATAATGTCATTGCAATGAAGTTATGGCTTGAAGTATTGAAGATCTATCCATTCCTTAAAGGATTAGTGGACTTCAGAAAACCAGATGCTTTCTATCAAAAACAATGTGGTAAAGGTAAAACAAATATATTCCCACCAAACGCAAAGAATGACAACTTTAACTGGTGTGAAGAACAATTTGTTTACAAACGGCCTAGAGATGAATTTCCAGGCAGTGATTCTTACTTACAAATCCGTGAGTTTTTATTAGCACAAATGGATGCTATTGAAAAGAGATACGTATGAAACGATGGTATGAATGTGAAAAGAAGCTTAAAACGTTTAAGCAACGTGAACGTAGAAGACTCTTCCATGAGTTCAAACGTCAATATGCAGAAAACTGGGCTGATGTCACACTTCATCCATTGTATGACGTAGTAGTCAATTTAAAAAGACAAATGGAAGTTGCTGAATTTTATGATATGCATAAACAGTCACTTAACAGAAGTGTGAAAGTCTATAAACAATATTTAGAAAGTATATATGGATGAAGCAATAATCAAAAAAACTTACAATGACTGGGTGGAATTACTTAAGCGTTCAAACAATGAAGATATGCTTAATGATCCATATTCCATATGGTATGAAGCATTTCATGTGGCAACTATCTTAATCGAAAGAAAAAATGACGCCTAAGATAGGTATCTTTACACCATTACATGGTAGACCTGATTTTGCTAGAATGGTGGCAATGCAGTTTGCATTTCAGACTGTATTGCCAACACATGTAGCATTTTATCAAAATGGCCCATTTGAAAATTATCAATGGGCTATCAATGATCTTAAATTGCCATACCGATATGACTGGATTTACAATGGCACAACTGATAAACATCAAGAAAATTGGTATGGTATACCATTAAAAATGCTGCTTAGTTATGATTGCGATTATTATTTTTGGTGCGACCAAGATGATATCTATCAGTCAGATCATATTTCAAATAGTATAGCAGACTTAATTCTTAATGATGCAGATATTGTGCTAAATAGCTTAGGTGGCTTATTAAAAGTAAATAGCAAAAACTTTACTTATGAAGTAACTAGATTCAAAGCGCATGACCCAGATGGTATTAGCTCATCTATGGCATTTAATAAACGGTTTGCTAAAGAGTTGTACATTGACTTGTATAAAAATTTAGATACTGTGGCTCATTTTTGGGCTGATAATGTGGTAAGCCGAGAAACTATGCCTAAGTTTAAAGTGTATCGTAATCCTACAAGGCATACAGTAACGTATCTATGCCATAACGGAACTACTTCATCGGCACATTGGTTAGAAGATTTACCGCCAGTAAAAACTAATTAGCGTGATTTAGGCAATGGGCTGTTATCTTCCCATTCACTGGGTTGATTGCCTTTATAAATATCATATGCTATACCAGGAATAGTTGCTAATGCACCTACACCTCTTACTGCAGCATTTGGTGCCATCATTCCAGCACCACCTAATGCACCTAATGCATGAACTGCCATTGGCCCATATCTACCTTGGTCAAATTCATTTTTAGCTTGTGCACCAAAATAGCCTGAAATACTTCCACCTGCAGGTGGCGCAAATTTACCTAGCATTCTGCCAAGTCTTGCTATATTGCCTTCAGCTTTAGCTTGTTTAGCCATTTCTTCGGCTTTAACTTTTTCACCTTCAGCTAATGCTTGTTGTCTTGAAACAGCTTCATCATGTTGTCGACTATAAGGGCCTGCTTTAGCTAGTTTATCATGTTCAGCTCTAAGTTCTTTTAACTTGGCTTCTGACTCAGCAACTTTTTGTTGTGCATCTAAATAAGCTTTTTTGGCTGCTTCTTGTGAAGGTGTAAATGGCACATCACGGTTAGGCTCAATAATGCCTGCACGATTTACTCTAAATTTAGCACCTTCAGAACCTTTTAGCCCTTGACCTTCAAATTCTTTATTGCCTTGTTGCATGCGGTAATTTCTTGCTGCTTCAGCAACTGATTTACCACCAGGACCCATACTACCAGTTGAACCTGTTGTACCTGTGCTAGGATTTTCAATAGCCCATTTATCACCGGTGTCTAATGATAATGGCATAGCATTTAATTGCTTTGCAGCTTGTGTTGCATTAGCTAAATTACCCACATGTTGCTCATGCATTTGACCAGTGGTTTGCATTGCTTGTTGTAATGAAGATAACTGATTAGTGTGTGCTAACTGTCTTTTTACAAGGTCAGCCATCATTGCTTGTGCGGATGCTGATTGTCCTGCAGCAGAAGTATTGGCACTAATAACATCTGGAGGTGTAACTGCTTTAGGCAATGGCATGGCATACCCAGCACCAGCTCCAATACCTGCACCAATAATGCCGTACTTAGAAGGATCAAGCGGTTGATTTTGCACTGGTGCTTGTTGCACAGGTGGTGATGGCGGTTGTAACTGCATTCCTGCAGGCGGATTAGCTAAATTACCATTAGCACCACCAGATATCATTGCATTCTGATCTTGTACATTTTGTGCAGGTTGCATTTCACCAAGCACAGGATGTATATCCCCAAGTGTTGCACTAGGATTTAAAAATGGATCAATTGCAGGCTGTTGTGGAGTCATTGGTTGTACCATAGATCACCTTTGTCCGCTAAGTTGGCGATAAAACTTATTATAGTTTTCTGTAATTGTATTATAAGGTGAGTTATCATCTGTAAAAAAATGATGTGCACCTAGTTTAGGGTTGCTTGCATAAGGCTTATAAGCATTAAACATAGATAACTTTGCATTGTTATACAACAAATGTTTTGCAGCCCATTCTTGAACTACAGATGCAGGATCTTTTTCTGAAGCCATTGGTGTTTTATACAAACGATCTTCAAAGTTTGTAGGATTACTACCCAATACTTTTCCACGTTCTGCAATACTTGCAAGATAGATATTACCTAAATTACGCTGCACAGTTCTTAAATCTTTTAACTGTTGTTCATTTAAGTTACCATATTCTGCAAATGTCTGCACAGGCAAACTGATGGGAAACCTACCAACTTTTGCACCTTCATCCATGGCATGTTTAAGACCTGCCCACCAAGAACCTGAACCTAAAATATTGAAAACACTAGGATTAGTCTTGGCTATCTTTAGCACTTCTTCAATTTCATCATTCTGATTTTTAATAACACCAGGTGTTGATGCATACAATTCACTAACATGTGCTTTCCAATTCTTATCATTTTCAGTAATACGGTCAGAGATCACTTTGTTTTGTGTTGCAAGGGGTAAACCTTCAAGATCAGATGCTTGATTCCCTAGCATTGCAGCAGGTGCACCAGCAGGCATGTTAGTAGGTAATGGGCCTTTGTTCGGGGCACTTACTTGTGGCGTAGTTTGTTGCTGTGGTTGCGCAAATGAAAGAATAGATTGAGGATCAATTGCTTTACCATTGTGCTGTATTCCAAACTCAACATGTGGCCCAGTGACCTTCCCTGTGGCCCCTAGAGTACCAATTGGTTGGTTAACCCCTATAACATCACCAAGTTTTACAGTAGCATCTTTCAGATGTGCATAGTAAGATGTTGATCCATCAGCATGCTTAACTTCTACACGATTGCCATAACCACCTACAGGGCCTACTGAAGAGACTGTTCCCGGGATAATTGCATTAACAGGTGAACCTTCTTTACCTGCAATATCAATACCACTATGGAATTCTTTAGTCTTGTTATCAAATGGATTTAATCTTTCACCAAATGGACTAGATATTCTGCCATTTGCAACAGGTAAAGGCACAGATGCTGTAGTTACAGGCTTATTAGTATTACCTTGCATTAAAGATGGATCAATATAGCTGTTCAACATGCTTACCACACCAGGGCCTTGTTCAGAAATTAACTTAGCGATGTCAAATCCAAATTTACCTTTGTTAATGTTTTGTCCTAATTCAGATGCCGCAACTTCACGTTCTTTTAAAGGTAATTCTTTAGTGAGTTTGTAGTTTCTGTCTATTTCACCTTGTCTAATTTTTTCACGTTCAACTGCAGCAGTTCCTGCTTTAAATACTGTCTCGCCTAAGCTTTTATCCAATGAGCCAATCATCATCATTTTTTCAGGCGTTAATTTTGCAAATGCACTTGCTGGCATATCACCTGACTCAATTGCTGATTGTATTTGCACAGGATCTGTTGTGCCTAATTCAGGGCCCATTAAACCCCCTAGCATCTTTAATGCTTTAGCCTTATTAGACACTTCATATTGTTGACCAGCCAACTGGGCGGTCATTAAAGCCCGTTGTGGCGCAAGTGATTCTTCAGCGGCTTGTTGTCTACCAAGTTCTGTTGCTGTTCTACCAATGGCTTCACCAGCACTTCCAGTTTTGCCTGGGTCAAATAACTGACCTGCTAGTGCAAAGTAATTAGGCTGAACTCTTTGTGTTAATGCAGATAAAGCATTCTTAATTGCTGCATTGTATGATTCTGTTGCAGTGTCATCACCGCCTGCAACAATTGGTATAGAAGAAGATGTTGGAAGTGCCATATTTACCCTTATCCGTTTCCGTAACCATTAAGACCGGGATTATCTTCCATTGGAACTGGTGTGCCATTAGAGTACACGTATCCTGTGCCATTCCAGTACATTGAATCACCACCAACTGTATTACCAACAAAATTTAATGATGTACCACCAGGAGTACTTGGATTTAACCATCCTTTAACCGTATTAGCAATACCTTGGCCTAAGTTTGTATTGCTAACACCTGCAGCTAATGCACCAAGTCCTGCAACTTGTTGTAA